TATCAACTTCTTCAAACTCTCCTTGTGATTGTTCTTGTGGTTGTGACTCTGTCTGGACCTGTACCTTTGGCTGATCCTCAGCTTGTGCCTGTGGTTCAGCTTGTGCCTGAGCTTGTGGTTGTGCCTGTGCCTGAGCTTGTGGTTGAGCTTGTGGTTGAGCTTGTGGTTGAGCTTGTGCCTGTGGTTGAACTTCTGCCTGTGGTTGAGTCTCAGGTTGAGCATGAGTAGTTTCACCTTGTGATTGTGCATCACCCATTAGGGCACCTGCTGGTATTTGGTCAACATTTAGGAAGTTTGTGTTTATGTATTTAACGACTTCTTCTGCAATATCAACATCTCCAAAAAATTGGCGTAAATTTTTACCAGTTGTGTCTTTTACTTTTTTAACATATGCGTTAACTAAAGACTGTGGGATATCTATGAAAGTTCTAACTTTATAGATATCATTAACTTGTAGAACAGATTCTTTGATAATATCTTCTTTTTTTCTGTTAATTGTGTATTTTTCAAATTTTCTAAGATGCTTCATCTTCTTTATTTAATTTTTTTATATTGTATATATTAATATTTAAATTAGCTTTTTATTATTATTATCGTTGTTACGATGGCTAATGCGGCATTACCTGCTACACTTATAATTTTTCTAACTTTCTGTCTCAAAATCTCTTTCTTTAGTACCTTTATTTCCTCATTTTTTATTTCTAATTGTTCATCACATAAAGAAAGGCTACGCTCACAGTTATAGATTTGAGATTTTAAGTTATTTATTAGTGAGTCTTTCTCTTCACCCTGCTTTATTAGATCCTTTTTTTGTATTTCTAACAATGCTACTTTTTCTTGTAAGGCATTTATGACTTTGACATAGTGTGTGTCTAAATTATCACAATCTATTCTCATTTTTTTGAAAAGTTCTAGCAACTCAGCATCATTATCCAAAGATTGAGCTTGTTCAATTGAAATTATTATACCAATTGTGTCACCTCCTTCTACGAAATATTCTGGTAACTCTGTCTGTGACATACCAATAATTGGTAGTATTATCATTACAAATAACATTAAAATTTTATTCATCCTTTTTAGTTTTTTCTTTTAGAGAATTTAATAAATCATCACCAACTCTCTTAATTGGTTCTTTTTCAAGTCTTTCAATTTCTTTTTTAGTTTTTTCATAAGCTGATTTATATCCATTCGCCGTTGATTTGAGTCTATTAATTTCACTATTTTTCTTTGTTATTAAATTCTCTACAGAGTCTATTCTATTCTGATACATTTGTATTTTATCTATATAAGATTGTGATTCTTCTTTTAGTTTTTTATTTTTAGAATCAAGATCATCTCTTTCTCTTTGAATATCATTATATTCTTTTTCTAGTTTTTTTATTTCCTTTTTATAACCAGAAGATGAAAAAAAGTAATTTATTGAAAGTAGTATAGAACCAATTACTACCACTATTAATGCCCAATCTTTTAACTTTAGACTTGAGAAAAACTTCTTTAACATTTTGTTTTTATTGTTTTTTTTGTATATTTACATCCTAAATATATATATTCAATAAAAAAACTGCTATTAGTGAAAAAATTGATATCTTTTGACTTTGATAAAACCATGTGCTTTACTCCTGAGCCAGAGTTGGGTAAATCCATATTTAAAAATAAAACTGGTATAGAATGGCCACACAGAGGATGGTGGGGAAGATCCGAGACGTTAGATTTGGAAATATTTTCTATTCCAATTAATCAATATGTTTACAGAGAATATCTGAAGTATTTAGATGATCCGAACTCCTATATCATATTAGCAACTGGCAGATTATCTAAACTAAGAGACGAAGTTATTTCTGTTTTAGATCATCACGATCTAAAATTTGATGAACTTCATCTGAACCCAGGTATGGATACTTATCTTTTTAAGAGAGACCTATTTGAAAGACTTATCTTTAGAAATAAGCCTGATTTATTTGTTATGTATGATGATAGATCAGAACATTTGTCAAAATTTGAAGATTGGTCAAAAACACAGCCCTGTGAAATACATATAATTGATGTGATCAAAAAAACAACCAAAATTTTTAATAACTAAAATGGCAACAATTACTAAGAAAAAGACACAATCTAAAGTTGATGAAATCTTATCACAACCATTTAAATTAATACTACACAACGATGACTACAATACATTTGATTGGGTTATCACTTGTCTTATGAAGGTCTGTAATCATGAGTATGAGCAAGCTAGTCAGTGTGCACATATTGTACACTTCAAGGGAGAGTGTGATGTTAAGTATGGAGATTATGATAAGATTTCAAAGATGAAAGAAAAACTTTCAAATGCTGGATTGAGTGTTACTATTGAGGCAAATTAAAATTTATTTGCTTTACCAGATTGTATCATTTCTTTGATTTGAAGTAAATCATCATTGTTTATATCATCCATTTTGTGTTTTACTTCAAATCTTTTATTTTCACTGCTTTCTATATTAGATTTTATAAGTTTTCTAATATCTTTTACAGATAGACTTTCTTCTTTTTCCGAAAAAATTTTTGTCCGAGTGTCATCATTAGGATTTTCTTTCCAGTATTTTTCCCACTCTTCTTTATAGTTTGGTATAACCTCTTCAAACTCTAATTTTTCAATATCTGAAAAATCATTTGTTATTGAAAGAATTCTCCAATCAAATTTATCTTTATTTTTTCTGATAAATTCAACCGGTAGATTATTAGCACTTATGAGACTCCATAAGTCAAACTTTTCAATAATCCATTCGAATTTTGAAATATCTTTAATTTTTTCTGACGAACATAAGTATAATATCATTCTTTCCCAGTTTATATAATTCTCATATAATTTTGTAAACTTATCAGATAGACCTGCGTAAGTCTTCATGTTTAACTCATAAACATCTTCTAATACAAAGTAATCAATTTCTATCGCATCTTTTACGAATTTTTCTGAAAGAGTCTTTACTTGTATTATAAGATTTTTATCTAATCCATCAAATTCAACACTTTTAGATCCCCATTTTAGAATAAAAGACTCCGGTATGTCGTAGTTCTGAAGAACTGATAACAATCCGTCTTCTGAAATCATCTCTAACAATTCTTCTTCTGTTAGCTTTACAGTTTCTTCAATTATTTTTTCTTCAATTATTTCAATTTTTATCATACTAATTATTTATTTTTGAATGGATTATTCCAATTTGATAAAGTTTCATTTTTATATCTATTTTGATTTACTTTTCTTCTTCTAATATCTAACATCTGTGTGTAGTCAACACCTTCTACAAAATCTAAGTTATTCAAAACTTGGTCTATATAATTCTTCAGATTACTATCCTGAATAGATTCAATATATTCTTCAATAATTTGTCTATAATCATTTTTTTGAAAAATTGCACACATATCTATCAATGTCATTACTGTATCATCATGTGCAGATCCATCAGCGGCATATCTAACATTGCCCGCATTTGTTATGTGTTTTATAAATGTCGTTATTTCTGATATATTGATATCATTTGTAATTATAATGGATCTCTCTTCCATTTTATCTTGATATTCTTTAACTAAAAGATTTTTATTTTCTCCAACTTTTAGTCCAATTTTTTCTTCTAACGCATCTGCCCTATGTTTAAATCTAAAAAATATGGATGATCCATAATCATTTCTACCATCAAATACTTGTGGTAGATGTGCTAGTAGTTCATTTCCATATGTATTTATTTCTAAAACTATCTTTAAATTTTCAGGATTAAAATACTCAAATGCTGTTAAATATAATAGTTCGGCTAACTGTTGAACTGAAATTAAGTTGCTTCGAAATATTCCAATCTGCTCTAGTCTTGTAAAATCAACGATTGATTTGTATTTATGTTTTTGCTTCTCAATTAAATCAAGAGATTTTGTTCCAATTTTGAATACATTTATTACTGTATAATCTTGACCTAGACCTTCTGAAACATCCACTGACAGAATAATTTTATAATTTTTTCTCTGTATGGGCATATATACCTCATCATCTTGTATCCATTTAAAATCTTGATAAGAGAATTTTAGTTTGTCTTCAAATTCTTCAATTCTTTCCCACTCATATATTTTTTTATTTTTTGATAAATCATCTATTAATGTCTCGGTCAATAAACTTCTAGATGAGTTTATAAATCTCAAATCATATTCTTGATTAAATGCTTCCTCACCTCCTATATCTTTAATAGTTTCTTTTTTCCAAGTTGTTATATCAGCAAATTCTAAAATTCTTATCTCATTGAAGGATTCTGCAAGTATATCTTCCTCTGAACAATCTGATGTATTTAGTGTGGTTATTACCCATTTTTTTAATTCTTCATTATATTTTAGAGAATGATCATTTTTAGGATATTTATTACTAAGATACTCGAGTAGTTCTTCCTTTTCTATTTTGAACTCTTCGATCTTTTTTTGATTTAATCTAATGTAAGTTGCGAATCTTTTTGGAACTTGCCACCAATAAACTCTTTTTGCACAGTATGATGACTTCTCACCTTCTGGTTTCTCCGCCTCACTTAACAGTCTATGAAAAAGATTGAATCCATTTGGTGTTGATGTTATTATAATTTTTGAATTTTCAATATTAGATACCGTTGGAAATACAGATTTATAAAACTTATCAGCTATATTATCTGGAAGGTATGCGAACTCATCTAAATATAAAAAGTCAGCAGTTTGGCCTATTGATGATGTTTTGGTAGTTGCAAATCCCTTAATTCTACTTTTATTCTCAAATACCATGAACTTTTGATTCCAGTTAATAATTCCTTGCTGTAGAAAAAATGGAAGTCTTTGGTATATCTCTCTTATTTTGTCTAAAACTTCTACAGCTGTATCTAGTTTATTTGCAGTTACTAATACATTCTTATTGTTGTTGAAGAGAACATAATGTAACATCATGATAGACGAGCAAATAGTTTTACCAATTTGTCTACTAGCCATTAGTATATTAAACCTATTATTAAAGAAGTTATCAAGTATTTCATTTTGATAATCTCTAAGTGGTATTATTATAGGTTGACCTTCTTCACCTTTTATATAACAATAGGTTGATGCAAAATAGTGTATATCTAAGGCACACTTAATATACTCCTCCTGTTCTTCTGGTGACATTTTGAAAACTAGTCCTGATGTTCTTAATCCAACAATTTTCTCAAAAAATGGATTTTCTAATCTACTTAAAACGAAACCATTGTTTATTTTTTCAGTAGCTTCTTCAACCATTTTTGTTGTCCATATGATCTGTCTAGACATAAATTTCGATTTTTTTGAAAAAAATCCATAAAGAGATGAATTTTACTATATATAGTAATGTATGAGTGCTACAATGTCTAAAACAGAAAAGGAACATAACCGAATTAATGATGAATTTGATTTGATACAAGAAGAAAATAAAGAATTCGATATATCAAGTCACTTGGCCACAATTGATGATTTACCAGATTTGGGTCAAATTGAATTATATGACTATGATTCAGACCTTACAGTTGTTACTCAAAAAGGTATGGAAGTTATAGAGTCATTAGTTGATCTTTATTTAAGTGAGTTTGGAGATCTAAAGAGTCATCCTTATATAAGGAATAAGGTTAGAGAAGACGCTTTAGTTTATGCCGAAACACTCTTTTTACAAAAAATGACAAGAAAAAATTTTCTAACTCAATTGAGACAAATTGATAATGGTGATAACTCTGCTAGAATGCATGAAGTTATAAATCAGACAATTCGTGAAATTAGAGAAAATTCTAAATTTTCATCTTCACAAAGAACCGAACTAGAGCAATATTATAAGACATTTAGAGAAGATTTGAGTGAAGTATCATCTACAATGAAGACAGATTCTTCAAAACCTGGTGATGATGATGGTCAGATAGTCGATAGTAAAAAGCTAAATGATCTAATTAGCGAGGCAATGAAGAAGAAAAAAAGTTAAAATTCTCAAAACTTTTAATTAAGTTTGAATATTCTATCTGAATTGTAAATTCGTTAAATTTATTGGCCTTATTGTGTGTGTACTCTTTTATAATAATAATATTATCATCTTTTTTAATTTTATCTTTAATTATTGATTTCAAAGAGTCTTCAGAGTTTAGTAGAAACTTTTCTAACAAATCATTAATATTCTTTGATAATTCTATTGATTTTTTATTGTCATCGTAATAAAATACTTTTGAGTAATCTTGTACCTCCAAATTTGAAAATTTACTCCCATCTAATTTCAATCCTATTAAGTGTTGTAGAATTATTTTATTTTTAATATAGGCCACCTCATCATCATCATTGTTAAAAAATGTTTCAGATAGATAGTAAATATTCTTTATTGTTAGACCTATATCCTTTAATTCTTCAGTAAGTTTTTCAATTTGATTCTTAAAATTTTCTTTTTTATTTTTTGAACATAGAATATAGATGTCATCATTTGTATTGACTATTTTATTGAAAAATGACTTATCTATTTCAAATTTAATATTTTTAATTAATTCTGGATTTAAAAATTCTTGAAATGATATTGCCAAATTAGAAATATCTACTTTATACCTTTTCGATTTTATTTTTAACTTCGTCATAAATTCATTTGATAACCAAAACGTTTTACCATTAAAGCTTATCTTATTGTTATGACTCTTATAGATTCCAGATTTAAATAGATTCAAATCTGAATTTTCAATCTTAATAATTGGTATATTAGGATTATTTTTATCTACAATCCAAGCTTTTGACTCGTTTATTACCACTAGATCTATATCTATAAAGTGAGCATTCATATTTTTTATATATTAAAAAACCCGTTTGAATTTCAAACGGGTTCAATAATTTATAATTATATTTTAGGCTATTCCTTTATCTAAGGCAAATTCGTAAATTGATGATAGATTTAAGTGCTTTAAGAAACCATCTTTTATATCACCCATTGTCTTAGATTTTTTAAGTATTGATATAATAGTAATTCCAAATTCTTCTTGAAAATCTAAAAAACAATCATTCCAGATTTTTTTGTAATTGTTCATAACTTTCCATTCGTAATCACCACCTGATAACCAATATATAGCTAATTCAGGTCTTATATTATAATAGTCAATATCTTTAATTTCTAATTCCCAAAATTTATTAATGTCTTTATTTTGAT